TTCGCTACCCACTGAGCGAACTTGTCTGGGAGATAAAACTAGGACGGCGCACAGGGTTCCGTGTCGGTAAGGACGTTGTTGATCCTGACCATCCGCAGTTGTATCTTGGGCGTCTCAGGATCAACGACCCGCAGGCCCTAAAAGACCCGCGCCCCGATACAGCCGAAGCCGCTGCAAACGCGTTGTTTGGCTGGAACCCTGTTGGGAATCCTATTCAATATATGGTAGGCTCAGTGGGAACTGTAACAGTAACCACAACATAAGGAGGCCGTTATGGCTAAGGACGAAGACAACAGCAAAGAAGGCGTGGACTACGAGTTGGTCGACGGGGGGCAGGGGTTCAAGACTCGCCGCTTCTTCACTCGTGCCGAGAAGGAAGCAAAAGCTGCACCTCCGCCAGCCCCGGTGGTCAAAGCTTCTGTAAAAAAACCAACAGTCTATGACGCCACGTATTACGCTAATAAAAAGTTTCCAAAAGGTTCCGCTGGCCAGCCTACGGCTACGGGGTCAGAAACGCCTACGTCAAAAACTGGCATTACTACTGAAGAAATTACTGTTAGCCCACTAAATGAAAAAGGGACGCCCGCAGGAGAGCTTAAAAAGATGGCTCTTGCCGCCCTCGACAAAGCCACGCCTATGACCTCCAGCCCTCGCCCTCAGAAGCGTCCTGCTGACCTTGATGGTATGACCTCCAGCCCTCGCCCTCAGAAACGCCCTGACTTTGATGGTATGACCTCCAGCCCTCGCCCTCAGAAACGCCCTGCTGGCCTTGATGGGTCTACCCCTAAAACAGATTATAAACCTAAGGTTGTTGGTCGCCCCTCACTCTTCGTAATCAAACCTAATGGTGTAGCTTTTAACATTCCCCCATCTGGTATGCCCGCGGCTAAACCTAAACCGACTGCGGCTACCAACACCCCTACAGCAGAGTCCGTAGCAAAAAACAAAGCTTTAGTTGAAGCCGCGAAGAAGCGTAATGCAGCACGGGACGCAAAACGAGCCCTTACCCCGGACGGAAACTCTCCCATAGGAAAACTTATCCCCGAACCGATACAATTTCCGCAAAAACGTCCTGACTTTGAGGGTGAGAAACGTAACAAAGTACGTCCTGAAGGTAAGCCCGCTGGTATGCCGCAGGATGAAAAACTTGCTAAGTATGCCGAGGGTATCAAAAGGGGGCGGGCCAAGCTAGCTGTAGGTAACTTAGGCCCCCAAAGGTCACGCCAGCTAGAAGGGTACATCACCCTCTTAGAAAAAGAATCTAAAAGGTTACGCGGCTTATCAAAACTCAAAACAGGTGGTGTCGTGAAAATGAAAGAAGGTTCTACCAAGGACATGCGCGAAGACAAGGCTATGGCTAAGAAGTCTGGCATGACCATGAAGCAGCATGAGGCTTCCGCGGCTAACAAAAAGCATGATGCCCCTAAGCGCATGGCTTCGGGTGGCGTTGTGAAAAAAGCCTATGGCGGTATGATGGAAGGTATGTCGGAAGGTATGCCCCCCCGCGGTATGATGAAAGATATGAGAAACGATATGAGGAAAGGTATGCCCATGGGTCCGGGCGGCGGTATGCCCCGTCCCGGCGGTATGCCCATGGGTCCGGGCGGTATCCCCATGCCCCCGGGCGGCGGTATGCCTCCTGATCCACGCATGATGAAAAAGGGCGGTGTGGTTAAAATGAAAAAAGGTGGTATGGTTCGTGGTGCGGGTTGCGCTACTCGTGGTAAAACCGGGGCTAAGGTGTACTAAATCATGAACTACACAGAACTCAGTCAGGCGATACAAGATTACACCGAAAACAACGAAACTACGTTTGTGGATAACATCCCTACGTTTGTTCGCCAGACTGAGGAACGTGTATACCGCTCTGTGATGATCCCAGAACTTCGTAAGAACGTCACAGGCTCTTTGACGAGCGGGAATAAATACCTCGCTCGTCCTAGCGACTTCCTAACTGTATTCTCCATCGCTGTCATTGATGGCGATGGGAACTACCAATATCTGATTGACAAAGATGTAAACTTTATGCGTGAAGCGTACCCGTCACCTACAGTGACCGGGCTTCCTAAGTACTACGCGCAGTTTGACGGGGACATCATACCGACGAGCTACGGTAACTTTATTTTGGGCCCAACCCCAGATGCAGCATACGCCGTAGAGCTGCATTATTTCTATGATCCGCCGTCCATTGTGGACTCAGGAACTTCATGGTTAGGTGAGAACGCTGAGGCCGTGCTACTGTACGGCAGTCTCATCGAAGCTTATACCTTTATGAAGGGCGACCGAGACCTTGCAGGTACGTATGCGGAACGCTATCAGGCAGCGCTTATGAACCTTGGTATGCTCGATGTACGTGGCAAGCGTGACGACTACCGCGATGGACAGATAAGGACTGGCACATGACCCCTGCAATGACTATGGATATACCAAGGGATATTCCCCTTGTTCAGGTTTACACAACGCACAATCGTGGCTTTACGCCCGAAGAAATTGCTGTACGTTGCGCTGATCGCTTGATGTATGTGGCAGATACCGCCCCCATGGCTATTCGGGAGCAAGCACGGGCCTTTAAGGACCATATTGAAAAGGTCGTGGCATTGTACATGCGCGAAGCTATCGCAAGTGATCGCACAACTGTGTACAATGCACTTAATGATGCAGGTCATCCCGACCTTGCAGAACTGATCAGGAGGCTCTAATGGCGTTCACGGGAAATTTTATGTGTACTTCCTTCAAGACGGAACTCTTGAAGGGTTGCCATGACTTCACCCTTACCACGGGTGACACCTTTAAGATCGCGTTGTACACCAACAGCGCATCGTTTACCCAAGCAACCACGGCCTACACGGCAACCAACGAAGTGGCTGCGTCTGGCTCTGGTGTGAACCCATACGTTGCTGGCGGCGGAACTTTAACCAACATCACTGCAACAAGCTCATCTAACACGGCATACCCCGATTTTGACGATGAGACGTTCACAGCGGCAACAATCACTGCCCGTGGCGCTTTGATCTATAATACCACGCCCAACACAACTTCTTCGGCTGGCTTGACCAACCCCACGGTTGTTGTCTTGGACTTCGGCGCTGACAAGACATCGACCGTTGGCGACTTCACCATCGTGTTCCCGGCTGCTAATGCGACAGACGCCATCATTCGGATTGCATAAGGTGGTGCTATGTCCACTGGATACTTCGCAAGGGTAGTCGATGGCATTGTAGACGCTGTCATCAGGGCTGATCCTGAGTACATTGCCGAAAACCCAAGCCTTTTCCCAGACAACTGGGTGGAGGTTCCAGACATGGATCATTACCCTGCTATTGGCTGGACTTGGACAGAGGTTGACGGGTTTGTAGCGGTGGATCAAACATGACGCTTGCGACTGGCGGTACAATTACTACCGCCACGATTAGCGGTGTAACATATCAAGTCCATACATTCACATCCTCTGGCAACCTTGTTGTTTCAGCGGGCGGCAGTGATGTTGAGTATCTGCTTGTTGCTGGTGGCGGCTCTGGCGGGGTGGGCAACCGTGCTGGCGGCGGGGGTGCTGGCGGTGTTTTAAGAAATATTGGCTCTCCGATAACTGTAACTGCCATTACATATGCAATCGTGGTTGGGGGTGGTGGGGCATCTAACACTTCCGGAACTGGAAACTCAGGCAGTGCGTCAACATTTAACGCATTAAGCGCTACGGGCGGCGGCGGTGGCGGCGAACAAAACAATGCGGGCCTAAATGGAGGCTCTGGCGGCGGCGGCGGTGCTGATGGTACTACTGGCAGTGCTGGTGGCACTGGGGTATCTGGGCAAGGTTTTGCTGGGGGCACTGGTTTTGCTGGGGGCCCAACAGCTAGGGCGGGCGCTGGCGGGGGCGGTGCATCTGAAGTAGGCGCATCAGCGTTATCAGGCATTGGCGGCGCTGGCGGTGCTGGCGTAGCACTAACTTTTTCATCCTCATCCTCTACCACTTATGGCGGCGGTGGTGGCGGCAATTCTGTTATTAACGGTGCTGGTGGTGCTGGTGGCGGTACTGCGGGTTCAACCACCGCCAACACCACCGCAGGCACTAATGGCCTCGGCGGCGGTTCTGGTGCAGCGGGTAGCGCCGATACTGCCGGAAAAGGCGGCGATGGCGTTGTTGTTATTCGCTACCCCCAAGCACCTGTTACGGGTGTATCTGCTACGGGTTCTGTCGGAACTACGACTGTTGTCGCTAAGGCAAGCGTATCTCCCACAGGTGTATCCGCCACAGGTCAGGTTGGAACTGTTACGGTTACCAACTCAGTACAAGTTTCTGTTACGGGTGTCTCATCCACAGGCTCAGTTGGAACCACAACTGTTTTGGTTAGCGCCCAAGTACAAGTCCTTGTTACGGGTGTCTCATCCACAGGCTCAGTTGGAACCACAACTGTTGTTGCCAAGGCAATAGTAACTTCTACAGGTCTTTCATCTACGGGGTCGGTCGGCACTGCTACGGCTGACAACGCAACACGAGTTCCTGTCACTGGCGTATCTGCAACAGGCTCTGTTGGAAGCGTAACTGTCGTTGCCAAAGCAAGGGTATTCCCTGCGGGACTTTCATCTACAGGCTCTGTTGGAACTGCAAACGTAGCCTTTCCAATAAGTGTTTCCGTTACGGGCATAGCCGCAAGCGGAGAAGTTGGGACTGCAACTGCATACCTTCAGCAAAAGGTTTTGGTCACTGGCGTTAACGCTACGGGTCAAGTTGGCGTTGTAATTGTAGGATTTTTGGTCACTGGTGTGGGGGCAACAGGCTCTGTAGGGTCTGTTAATGTCAACGTGCCTACTTACCTCACGGGCGTATCAGCCACTGGATTGGTTGGCTCTGTCACTCAGGTTATCTGGTCGAGTGTTGTCCCCGGACAAGACCCTAATTACGCAAATGTTGTGCCAACCGCATCTTCAGGGTACAGCGAGATAATTCCCGGACAAAGCCCTAATTACGCAGGTATTGTCCCAACTACATCTTCGGGCTATAGTCCCATAACGCCTGCCCAGAATCCAATCTGGTCTCCTACAACGATATGAGGTGATACGATATGCCTAGCACGTTTACATCCAGTGGTGGCATCCAGAAACCGGGCACCGGGGAACTTTCGGGTGAGTGGGGAACTGTAACCAATACCAACTTTGACATAATCGACAGGCTCGTTAATGGCGTTACAAGCATCTCCTTAGGGGGGTATAGTGTTGGAAGCCCCTACCCGCTAACCACTAGCGACGGCGAGCTGTCCCCCGGGCAGTTTTTGGTCATCACATTCACGGGTGCTGGAGCTGCCGTGAAAGTAAACATCGTTCCGCAGGATGCAACAAAAGTCTATTTTATCAAGAACTCGTCTGGCTATACGGTTACGATGGCTCAGGGAACTGGAGCTACAGTAGACATCACCAATGGGGCTTCTAAGCTCATTTACAGTAATGGTTTAGGGGCTACCGCCGCAGTATTCGACTTCACATCATTTCTATCCATGAGCAGCCCCACACTTACTGGCGGCACAATTACTGGCGGTGCAATCAGTGGTGGTACAATCAGTGGTGCTGCAATCACTGGTGGCACGATCACTGGTGCTGGGATTACTGGAAGCACACTCACGGGGCTAACTCCCAGTCGAGCACTTGTTTCGGATGCGTCAGGTAACGCTGTTGTTGCCACAACAACCCTAGCAGAGATTGGCTATGTAAACCTCGTCACTAGCCCTATTCAGGCGCAGCTAAATCTCAAGGCCCCATTGGCGATCCCTGTATTTACTGGTCAAGTATCATTTGACGATGGTACAGCAGCTCTACCTTCAATCACCAATACTGGTGACACTAACACAGGTATTTTCTTCCCTACTGCGGATTCGGTTGGTATAGCTACGGCTGGTGTTGAGGCCATGCGTATCGACTCTTCAGGTAAAGTATCATTTGTAGATGGTACAGCCGCTGCCCCTTCCATTACCAACACTGGCGACACAAACACAGGGATTTACTTCCCCGCTGCCGATACAGTTGGTATATCTACGGCTGGCACTGAGGCTGTGCGCGTGGATTCCTCCGGCAACGTGGGCATCGGGGCAACAGCGACAGCAAGGCTTACAGTAGCCGACGGTACTACAGTTACTACTGCGCAAATAAAAAATACCAGCGTTGCTGCCTCAGTATCAAAATCAACTACTTTACAGTTTTTGGGGACAGACACGGGAGGAACAGTTAAAGAAGCAGGTTCTGTCGTGGTCGTTCCCACGGATAGCGCCTATACTGGAAGTACCATGTTATTTTTTACACGGGCTTCCAACGTTATTGCAGAGAAGATGCGTATTAGCGATGCGGGCGATTTAACCATTGTTGGCACCACAGCAACGAAAGCCTCCGGCTCAACTTGGTCAAACCCATCTGATCAGCGGTTGAAAACCAACATCATGGACTACGCCAAGGGTATCGCAGAGTTGATGCAAGTGCGGGTCCGTGAATGGGAGTACAACGGGAAGGGCGGCACGACTGAAGGGATGAAAGGTCTTGGCGTTATCGCGGATGAAGTGATGACCATTCTGCCGGATACGGTGGAAAACTACGATGCCCATCTAAATGCGGGCGACGCAGACACCACGGCCATCAAGCGGTTTGACGCCACCGAGATCATTTGGTTGTTGGTTAAGGCGGTGCAGGAACAGCAGACCGCAATTAGCGCCCTTGAGGCGCGGCTGTCTGCGTTGGAGGCTAGAGCATAGGTATGCAGGAAGAAATGGACATCATGGAACTAGCAAAACTCCTCCTGCAATTTGCAGTCGTTCCCATCATTGCTTTCATGTGGGCGCACTACAAGATGACTCAAATTCATGAAAAGCAGATCGCTGTGATACAAAGTGAACACGCTTTGGTCAAGGAGAGCCATGACCGGGAGTTCAAAGAGGTGAAGGAGGCGTTCAAGTCTGTGATGTCAAAACTTGACGAGATTCAGAAGGAACTTGTAAAAAGATGACCGTGAACAAGGCCACGATTGATCTGATCAAAGAATGGGAAGGCTGCAAGCTAACGGCCTATCAAGATATTGTTGGCGTCTGGACCATTGGCTACGGCACAACAGCCGCCGCTGGGCTTGGCATCACGCCTGCCAAAGGCATGACTATCACACAAGAGCGAGCAGAAGAGTTATTACGACAGGGCGTTGAGGAGTTTGCGGTCAAGGTCGATGCGCTGATCACATCCCCGGTCAATCAAAACGAACGTGGTGCAGTCATCAGTTTGGCATACAACGTAGGGACCGGGGCGCTGTCGAAGTCCACTGTCTTGCGGGAACTAAACGCTGGCAACAAAGACAAAGCCGCTGCGGCGTTTAAGATGTGGAACAAGGCTGGCGGTAAGGTTGTTCAGGGTCTGGTTAATCGCCGTAATGCTGAGATCACGCTATTCTTGACGCCTGTGACAGCAGATATGCACATCGTTGCAGCCCCTGAAAAGGTTGCATCTAAGTCAATCTTGGCTGTAATCATCGAAGCTATTCGGTCCCTCTATGAAAGGAAATAATATGAACTCTGAGATTGGTGGTATCGTCCGCACCCTCGTATCAGCACTTGGGGGTTATCTAGTTGCCAAGGGCGCAATAGACAGCGAAACCGCCACCACAATGGGTGGCGCTCTTGCTACGATCATCGTAGCAGTTTGGTCTGTGTGGTCTAAGCGTAAGGCATAGGCTATAATTCCGGTAACAGGAGGCTGTTATGCCATTAATGAAGCTTCAGTTCCGACCGGGACTCAACCGAGAAGTCACCGGAGAGTCAGATCAAAGTGGCTGGTGGGACGCTGATAAAATACGTTTCCGCATGGGCTACCCCGAAAAAATCGGGGGTTGGCAGAAATATAGCCCCGACCCCCTTCTTGGCGTTTGTCGCGCTATCCATCCGTGGGTTGCATTAGACAGCAACCAGTACATCGGTCTTGGCACTAGCTTGAAATACTATGTGTATGGTAATGGCGGATATAACGACATTACGCCGCTTCGACTCCCTAACGCAACTTTAACGAACCCCTTTACAACAGTATCCGCAGGGTCTGGGATTGTTACCGTTACGGATGCTGGGCACGGCTGCTTTCCAAATGACTTTGTTACTTTTTCTGGAGCTACTGCGGTAAGTGGGATCACCGCCGTCCAGCTAAACAAAGAACACCAAGTCCTGACGACCCCGACAGGGAATACCTACACTATAAACACCGGGGGGTCCGCGGCTGCAGGTGGGGTAACTGGGGGTGGGACCGTCACTGCTCAGTACCAGATCAACACAGGTATAGATAACTCTGTCATTGGTAATGGTTGGGGCGCAGGGGTTTGGGGTGGTATCGGTACTGGAGCTACTCCCCCGCTCTATATATCTAGCCCCCCAACAAGCACAGGCTGGGGTGACCCCGCCACGACTACCGTTACAGGCGCACAGCTTCGTCTATGGGGGCATGACAACTTCGGCGAGAACCTACTGTTTAACGTGCGTAACGGCGGTATCTATTATTGGGAAAAGGACTTAGGATTTCCCCGCGCTGTAGAACTAACTTCTTTGGCGGGGGCTACCGCGGGTAAAGCACCTACCATTGCAAAGCAGGTTATGGTGAGCGACAATGATCGCCACGTCCTTGCTTTCGGGTGTGACGACGAGTTTAGCATCGGAACACAAGACCCGTTGTTGATCCGTTTTAGTGACGCCGAAAACCTAACTGACTGGCAATCACTACCGACAAACAGCGCAGGGTCTCTCCGCATAGGTTCGGGGTCCGTTATTGTCACTGCAGTGGAAACCAAACAGCAGATACTTGTAATTACAGATACATCTGTGCACGCGCTACAGTATCTAGGTCCGCCATTTACGTTCGGTCTTGTTATGGTGTCGGACAACATCTCTATCACAAGCCCTAACGCGGTAATCGCAGTAGACGACTCCGTGTACTGGATGGGTGAAGGCGACTTTTACGTATATAACGGTAACGTGACGCAAATCCCGTGCGATGTAAAAGACTACGTGTTCTCCCGTATTGATTTATCGCAGACCCAAAAAATTGTGGCCGGAGCAAACATTAACTTTGGGGAAGTCTGGTG